GCTGAGCGGGGGCTGAGCTTCGGCTCGGCCCCCGCTCTCCCCTGCCCGAGAGGAGGCTCGCATGGAGCCATTTGCAACCGTCGAGGATCTGGTGAAGCGCCTCGATTGGGAGCTCTCCCCCGAGGAGCTCTCGATGGCGGAGGGCGCCCTGGAGGACGCATCGACCCTGGTGCGTGCGAACGGGCGGCTGTGGGAGGACATCACCACCGCACCCCACATCGCCAAGACGATCACCCTGTCCGCTGCGAAGCGGTACATGAACAACCCGGACGGCTACACGCAGTCGCGCGCGGGTGACGAGACGCTCGCCTGGGATGAACAGGGCGAGAACGCCGGGTCGGTCTACCTGACCAAGGCTGAGCTCGCGCTCCTGCGTCGCATCGTGCGGCCGAACGGCCTGACATCCGTGATGGTGGTTGCGCACGGCCCGACGCGCCCGGCGCGGGACGTGCCGATCTACGTGCCGACCGACGCGACACCGTTCCCGTTCTATGCGGCCGACGACCCGTTCGGCCCCAGCTCGTGAGCCGCCAGCGTCGCCGGGGCCTAGATGCCCTGGTGTTCCGACTGGTGGAGGTCACCGACAACCGGGGCAACACGACGCTGCGCTGCGACACCGAGAACCCCACCAAGGTGCGCGCTGCGTTCATCCCGCAGCGCGGGTCCAAGGCCGAGGTGCCAGGTCAGCAGCTCATCAACATCTACCGGATGCTCGTCGATGCGGACACGCCGGACGTGGACGTCTGGAACGAGGTCGAGTGGAACGGCAAGCGCTGGGACGTAGCGGCGCCGCCTCAGTACCACCACGGCACGCGCCGGAACCGGCACATCTCCGTCGACATCCGCGAGCGTCCGTGATGGCGCAGGTCTACAAGCGCGTCAACGGCATGAAGCTGGAGAAGGCGATGGCCCTCCAGGTGGACGTGCAGCTGGAGCTCGGCCTGGCCGCGAACGCGATGGCCGGTCGAGCAAGCGCCGAGCTAGCTCGACATCGCGACCAGGGCCACTCCTACATCGAGGTCGAGACCGGCAACGTCGACCGCTACGTCACCCTCAACGACGAGCGCGGCCTGAAGGCTGCCCTGTCGATCGAGTACGGCAAGGCCCCTGGCTACTCCGAGCTGGAGGACGGCAGCGTCGCAGCTGACGGCGGATCGCCCGGCCTCTTCATCCTCCACCGAGCAGCAGGAATCAAGGTGAAGTGACGTGCTCCCCTCCCTCCCCGAGTCCGTGCTCTCGCGGCTAGAGCTCAGTCCGATCGAGGACGTCATGCTCGCCGTGCTGCGCGAGGACTTCCCCGACATGCCCGTCGTGTCGCTGATCCCCAAGGCGCCGACCTTCCCGTTCCTGCTCGTGCGCAAGTCGCGCGGCATGGGCGAGTGGGCTGGTGATCCCCGGTTCACCGACGCCTGCGCCATCGAGGTCCAGGTGTTCACGCAGGACCCTGACGGCGACGAGGCTGGCGCGCTGGTCTCCGAGGCGGTCCGGGTCGCCCTGCGCGACGCCTGGCTGTCGCATCGGCGCGTCCCTGGACGGGGCTCGATCATCGAGATCCGCATGACGGACGAGCCCCGGCGCGTCACCGACTGGGCCACCGCCGCAGGGCCCGTGCAGTACGCCGACCTGCCCGCTGGGGTCTGGCGCTACGAGACCACCTACAGCGTCTCGATCCGCAGGGAGCTGTAACCAGCTCGCCTCCCCCGAGCCCCGCCTCCAGCCCTGGAGCGCGGGGCTTCGTCATGTCCGCCCACTCCACAAGGAGGCCCCGTCGTGGCACTCAACGACAACGCGACTCTCGTCGCGAACACCGGCAACTACTTCACGGCCCCGGTCGGCACCGCACTCCCGACCGACCTGTCCGTCATCTCGAACCTCGTGTGGGAGAACATCGGCCACACGTCGCTCGACGAGATCCTCGGCCAGGAGACGGAGGGCGGCGAGGTCACCATCCTCGGCTCGCTCCAGAACAAGGCCCTGCGCACCTCGCGCACGACCAAGACGGACAAGTTCACCATCAAGGTGCAGCAGTTCGACAAGGCCACGCTGAAGCTGTTCTACGGCTCGAACGTGGTCGAGAACCCGGACGGCACCCTGGGCGTCCCGCAGAACCCGGTCCCCACGACCAAGGCGTTCCTCGCGGTGTTCGTGGACGGCGAGAACATCTTCGCCATCTACGTCCCCAAGGCGGAGATCCTCGGCACCGACTCGATCGACATGGCCGACTCCGAGTCCCTGTCCGGCCTGCCGCTGGGCATCACGCCCCTGATCCACGGGACGAACCAGTGGCCCTACGCCGTGACGCCCCTGGGCGCGACGGCCCCCGACGCTGGCGCCTGATCGAGCCAGCCGCATGACACCTCTCCCCGCGCTGCCTAGCGGACCCGGCGCGGGGAGAGGGCCCCACCCGGGGCACCACTCCAGGTCCGCTATCCCCTGCACCATCAACACGGAGGTCCGCTACCCCATGTCCACCACCCCTGTCACGCTCGACGACATCCGCGCCGCTGCCGAGAAGAAGTACGCCAGCTTCCCGATCCAGCTGGACGCCAGCAACAAGGTCGAGCTCGTGAACCCGCTGCGCCTGAACAAGGCCGCGCGCAAGACGATGACCGACCTCCAGACCGCGCTCGGGGAGGACGACGCCGACCAGGAGGAGCTCCTGGGGAAGCTGCTCGTCACCGTGGCTGCGACGCCGGGCCAGGGCAACAAGCTGGTCAAGGCGATCGGCGGTGACCTGACCGTCCTGGCGACCATCTTCGAGCAGTACACGGAGGCGGTCCAGGCGGGGGAAGCCTCGGCCTCGCAGGTCTGATCGACGAGTACGGGGCCGGGCTCTACGCGGACCTTCGATTCCACTACCAGCTTGACCTGGTGGACGTGATCGAGGGTCGCGGCCCGGCCCCGTCTCTTGTCATCCCCCTGATCCAGAGGCTTCCAGACGACAGCATGACCGCCGCCCTGGCAGCAGGCGGCACCGAGCAGTTCGGGTGGGGCTCCGATCGCCACCTGCTCGCGAGCGTCTACGACGCTCTCAATCTCAACACGCGCGCCACTGGGAACTGGAAGGGCAAGCCCCCCAAGCTCCCCGAATACCCGCGCCCCTCCACTCGCAAGAAGAAGCAGAAGCCCCGAACCGTTGCGGACCTATTCGCGACGATGAATAGGAGGTAGCGCATGGCAAAGGGCCGCGCCATTGTTGGCAAGGTCTCCGTCAAGGTGACGCCGGACACGACAGAGTTCCGCGATGATCTCCTCGATGACCTGAAGCGCATTGAAAAGACGCTGAAGGCCGTCAAGATCAAGCTCGACGTCGACACCAATGGCCTTGTCCAGAAGCTCGACGCGACGGTCGCAAAGGCCCAGCGCGAGATCTCCGACATTCGTGTCGGGGTGGACATCAGCTCGTTCGCCTCCATCGAGCGCGCAATCGACAAGATCGACCGCGAGATGAACAAGCTGCGCGAGATCGAGCTTGACGTCGACCTGAACGAGGAAAGCCTGAAGGCCGCGAAGGATCTCCTGCGCGAGTCGATCAACGACTCGAAGTACGAGTACCAGATCGGCGTCGACATCGACTCGACTCGTCGGGCGCTGAAGCAGCTCGAAGATGAGATCCGCAAGCGTCAGCAGGTCACGGTCAAGATCGGCGCCAGCACCGAGGAGCTCGAAGAGGCTCGCAAGAAGCTGAAGGATCTGGTCGACGACTACGACAACAAGGAGATCGAGCTCCAGGCGGCAGTCGACAAGAAGAAGGCCCAGGCCGAGCTCGCGCTCCTCGCGCGGCGGCGCCGGGCAGAGATCGTCGCGGAGGTCAACAAGCAGTCGCTCGCCAAGGCGACCGCCGCGCTGAGCGCCCTCTCGGGCGGTCGGATGCTCCAGAATCTCGTCAACCCCTGGAAGAACTTCCTCCAGGATCTCGACAAGTCGATCCCGCTGCTCGGCTCCCTGGCGCTCGCGATGGCGGGCCTGGCGGGCTGGGCCCTGTCGGCGGCGAGCAACCTCTTCAGCCTGTCGAGCTCGCTGGCGCAGATCGGACCGGCGGCGCTCCTGCTCCCCGGCATCGTCGGTGGCCTCGCGATCGGCGTCGGCTCGATGGTCGCCGTCCTGAAGGACTTCAAGGCCGTCCTGCCTGGTGTCGGCGCCGCGTTCGGCGCCCTTCAGGACCGGATGAGCGCGAAGTTCTGGGCGAAGGCGAAGGCTCCCATCAAGGAGCTCATCGACTCCCTCCTGCCGCAGCTGTCGGCTGGCCTCGAAAAGACGGCCACCGCGCTCGGCGTGCATTTCGCAGAGCTCGCGCACCAGCTAAAGGGCGGCTTCAACGGCGCGCTGGCTGGCATGTTCGACGACCTCGCGGCCTCCATCGAGATCGCCGCAGGCGCGATGAGCGGCGTCGTCAACGTCATGGAGATCCTCGGTCGCGTCGGGGCCTCGTACCTCCCGCGACTGGCGCAGTGGTTCGTGGACATCACGAACAGCTTCAGCACCTTCCTGACCAACGCGGACGCGGACGGTCGCCTGCTGGAGTGGGTCGAGCTTGCGATCCAGAACCTCAAGGATCTGGGCCGGGTTGTCTCCGAGACCGGCGGCATCCTCATGGGTATCGCGCGTGCGGCCACCGCAGCTGGCGGCTCCACGCTGGCGACTCTGGCCGACGAGCTGGAGCGAGTCCACGCGATCGTGGACGGACCCAAGTTCCAGTCCGGCCTCGTCGATGTGCTCACCGCAGTGCACGACGCGATGGACGAGATCACGCAGAAGGCCGGGCCCACGTTCGCGTGGATGTTCGAGCAGATCGCGGGCACCTTCACGACGATCATGTCGTCGGTCGGCCCTGCGGTCGGTGACCTCCTGCGGGACATCTCCGCAGCTCTCGGCTCCGCCAACGTCCAGACCGGCATCATCGACCTGTTCGAGGGCCTGGCGGTGGCGATCGACGAGCTGGCTCCGCTGTGGGGCCCGCTCAACGTCATGGCTGGCGAGCTCCTGTCGCTGATCGGCGGACTCGCTGCGGCGTTCGCGCCGGTCGTCGCCGCATTCGCGGACGGCATCGCACCCGCATTCAAGGTGCTGGCCGAGGCGATCCTGCCCGTCAGCGATGTGCTCGCGGGCACCCTGACCGACGCGATAAAGAAGTTGACGCCCTTCCTGGAGCCCCTGGCTCGGCTGGTGGGCGAGACGCTCAGCATCGCTGTCGAGGATCTCGCCCCGCTCATCACGCTCCTCGTGGACGCCTTCGCGAACCTCCTGGAGAACGGTGGCCTCATCGCCATCCAGGGGGCGCTCCAGGGCGTTGTCGACGCCATCGCGATCATGAGCCCGGTACTGGCGGTCCTCACACCCCTGCTTGAAGGGCTCGGGACCATCCTCGGCTTCCTGGAGCCGATCATCCCGACGATCGTCGCGGCCATCATCATCTGGACCGCAGCGCAGTGGCTGCTCAACATCGCCCTGACGGCCAACCCCATCGGCGCCATCATCATGGCGATCGTCGCGCTGGTAGCAGCCATCGTCTACGTCGCCACCGAGACCACGTTCTTCCAGGATCTGTGGGCGACGTGCTGGGGTGCGATCAAGACCGCCGCCCAGGCGGTTGGCGACTGGTTCACCAAGACCGTGCCCGAGTGGTGGAACTCCATCTACAAGGCCACCGAGACCAAGATCACCGAGCTCTCGAACTGGCTCGGCACCACCTGGCGGTCCATCCAGACCACCGCCGAGGGCATCTGGAATGCCATCGTCGGGTTCGTCAAGTCGATCCCCGGCCTGCTCTACGACGCATTCATGAACTTCACCCTGATCGGCCTTCTCATCGGGCATTGGGCGGAGATCAAGAGCGGCGCGGAGAACATGTGGAACGGGCTGGTCACCTGGATTGGTGAGATTCCCGGCCGGTTCGTCGCAGGACTCGGCAACCTGGGAACCCTCCTTT